TTCTAGAGTAAGTTTAGAGCATTATATGGTATATAGAGAGTGGAATGAGCCTGAAAACGAAAAGTTTTTTGAACCAAGATATAATATTTTGATTGGCTATATACATTATCTTCAAGAATTAGAATGTAACCCTAATTTTCGTGTTTTGATATTTAATGCTCCATCTGGCTATGGTAAAACATATCCTAAAAAGATAAGCGAAGCATGGGGCTTTGGAATAGATGACACAGGGGCATATTTGTCTTTATGTTCTAACGATGATGTAGTTAAATCTGGTTCACGAACTTGCATTGATGAAATGAAAAGTGAACAATTTGCCGAAGTATTTCCAAAACTAAAATGGGATGAAGAAGATAAAGATTATTTTCTTAAAGAAACTGATGAAAAGTGGAAATTAAGAAATTGCAAGTTGCCATTCAGTTATTATGCAAAAACAACTCAATCAAATGTAGTAGGTTCAAGAGCAAGTAAATCAATACACATAGATGACTTGTATCCAGACTTTAAAGAAGCTATGAATCAAGCTTTAAATAAATATTACTATGACAAATCAATAACTGTATGGGAAAAACGATATATTCAAAATAAACCACCAAAAGTATGTATAACAGGTACACTATGGGCTAGTGGCGATTATATTGACCAAAAAATACAACAATTAGAAAGAGAACATAAATTTGTTAAGCATCCTAAGTACCCATACACAAGAATTAGTGAAGATGGTAGTTGTGCAATAATACAAGTTCCTGCATTAGATTATGATACTGGTGAAAGCACATGCCCAGAGTTAAAATCTACTCAAGAACTTCTAAAAGAAAAAGCAAACATGGAAGAGTATTTATGGGAAACAAACTTTCAACAGAAATCTACCAACCCAGAGTCATTATCTTTTAGTTATGACAAATTAAGAACTTATGAAGTTATACCAGAAACTGACTACAAAGGAGCATACAGTGTAATAGATGCCACAAGAAAAAGTGGCAAGGACTTTTTTGCAATGCCGATTTTTAAAAAAGTTGAAAACGATGGCAAAAATGATTATTATTTAAAAGATGCTTTATTTACAAGAACTGCTACAAAAGATATGTATAATCAAATTGTAGATAAAATATTAGAGCATCATATAATATTACTTGTAATAGAAAGTAATGTTACAAGTGAATTAAAGCAAAATTTAGAAAAAATATTAAAAGAAAAAAATGCCAATTTTTGTGAAATTATTGAAAAGTACAATACAATACCTAAAGCTACAAGAATTGAAAATGAAAAGCATATTATTAAAAAACAATTAGTATTTCCTAAAAAAGGGATGTATGGAATTAACACTGATGTAGGCAAATTTATGGATAACTTAACTACATATAATGCAACTGGTGTTAACCCTAACGATGATGCTGCCGATAGTTGTGGAATGGTAGCAAGCGAAATAATCGAGGAAAATTCTCAACCACAAGTAGCACAACCTTTAGACTTTGTAAGACAGTATATGTAAATATACTGTTTTTGTTTGTGTAAATTTGACAAAAATAAGAAAATGTTATATATTGAGAAATCGTAGAAAAAAAGATAGTGAGGAGTTGAGATATGAAAACATTTGGTAGGGAAACCATTTATGCAAACTATACTGAGAAACAACTTCTTTCAGGAACACCAGAAGAAATAAATGCTAAAGTTTTAGACATTTTAAATAATAGTATTGGATTACATGAAAAAAATAAGCAAGACATTATATATTTGCAAAATTATTTATATGGCGACCAAGATATAAAAGATAAAGTAAAGTTTACTAGAACAGATATAAATAACATAACAGTAGAAAACTGGGCTTGGGCTTTTCAAGATTGGAAAAAAGCTTTCTTATTAGGGAAGCCAATACAATATGCTCCATTAGATAATGTTAGCAACGAAGAAATAACTTTACTTAACAATTATTTGACATACGAAGATAAAGACCAATTAGACCAAGACATTTATGAAGATATATTTACAGTAGGTCGTGGGTTTAGATATGTAAGTTATAGTAAAACAAATGATGATGATGAATCACCTATTGAATTATTAAACTTAAATGTTGTTAATACAGAAGTAGTATATTCAAGTTCAATAGAACACGAGCAGTTGCTTGCTTTTGTTGAAACTAGCAAAAAATATATAGTAAGTGAAGTCAACCCAGTAACTGGTAAAAAAGAAGATAGAGCAGTACCTTACAATGAATATACAGTTTACACTAGAAACAAAAAATATGTAATAAGTGCTAAAACAGGTAATTTAGTAATTACAGATACCAAACCAATAATTCATAATACTCATATTATTCAAGAATATTATTTTAATAGAAAAAGAATGAGTTTTCTTGAAATATGTAAAGATATATTTGATGACATAAACAAAATCGAATCACTTGACATGGATGACTTTGAAGGTCATACAAATAGCATAATGGTATTTACCAATGCCGAAGTAAACAAAGAGTCAATGGATGGCATAAAAGAATTTGGTGCTGTTTCGATAAAATCAACAGACCAGAAAAAAGCCAGTGTAGAATTATTAGAAAACAAACTAGTAAGTGTAGAAACACAAATTTACTATTTACGAAAATTGGCTGCTTTACATGCAATACTAAGTGTTCCAGAAGCGACAAACAATGGAACAATAAGCAATGCCGAAACTGGCAAAGCAGTATTAACAGGGCAAGGGTTTACATCTGCTAGTGTAAGAGTAGGCAATGAAGAAAAAGCATTTAAGAAATGCGATAGAAGTTCTTTGAAGAGCATATTAAAGATTTTGAGAAATGCTAGCGATAGTAAAGTTAAGAATTTAAAAATTAGCAATATTGACATTAAATTTAGTCGTGATTTGTCAGACAATTTACTTGTTAAGACACAAGCATTAAATAACTTAATGACTGCTAATATACCACCACAAGTTGCTAATGCTGTAATAGGGTTATTTAGCGACCCAGTACAAGTAACAGCACTTCAAGAAAAATATATGGAAGAAAAAGCGAAACTTGAAGAACAACTTAATATTGCAAAAAACAATAACAATAAAACAAATGAACAAAACAACATTTTAGAAGATGTTACAAATTTACAACAACAAGAGCAGTAATGCTCTTTATATCGGAAATTAGAGTATTCGGCAGGTGCAACTCCTGCTATCCGACCCAAATTATGATTTAACATTTGATTGCTTTGCAAATGTTAATATAAATCTCTGATGGTTTGTTAGATACCGTAAAAATCTATCGTTAAGGAGGAGATAAAATGAACAGAGAAAAAGCAAAAGAAATTTTAGGAGAAGGAGCAACAGAAGAAGTAATCACAAATTTTCTTAACAATTATCATATTGAAGAAAGTGCTAAAGTAAAAGACTTAGAAACAAGAGTAAATACACTAGCACAAGAAAATAGCAAATATAGCGATTATGATGCTATTAAGAAACAACTTGATGATATTAACAAAGCAAATATGACTGAACAGCAAAAACTCGAGCAAATGAAAAAAGAAACCGAAGAAAATTATAGGATTTCAAAAATGGCAGTTGCTAGAGCAAGAGCAAAAGAAATACTTGCTGGAGAAGATTTGACAGATGATGATATTGAAGATTTAGTTAGTGATGATGTTGAAAAGACAGTTGCAAAAGCAACTAGATGGAAAACAAACATTGCTAATATAAAAAGCAATATTGAGAAATCGACTACTGAAAAACTTACTAATGTTGACCTAAAACCTACAATCTCAAATGTTAATCAAATTGAAGCCACTATGACACTTGAAAAGTTTGACAATTTAAGTGCCGAAGAACAAAACAAGTGGTTAGAACAAAATCCAAACGGATTAGACAATTTAAATTAATAAAAAAGGAGAGAAGAGATTATGGAAATTTACAGAGGTAAAATTTTTAATGAACAAGTATTCGAGAGATATACTAAAACATTACCAAGTACAAAGGAAAATTCATTAATTAAAAATGGTTTATTCACTAATGTAAACAAATACAAAGCAAAATTAGTTGACCAAACTGGTGGATATGCTATTGAAGAACCAATCAAAGGTCGTTTAGGTGGAACTCCATCTAACTATGATGGTTCAACTAACATTGAAAAAGGAACAGAAAGAACTACTTTCCATCAAAGAAAAATTGCTTATGGTCGTGCAAAGGCTTGGGGCGAATATGACTTTGCTTCAGAAGTAACAGGTACAAACTTTAAAGCAGAAGCACAAGAAGTTAAAGATTACTGGGATGAACAAAGACAAGGAACAGTTCTTGCAATCTTAAAAGGTATCTTTGGTATGACAGGTGGAGATGGGAATGCAAATGCTAATTTCGTTTCTAAACACA